CTGATTCTTCCAAGAAATATACTTTTGAATTTGAATCTAGAGTTGTTACATCATCGGCCAATAGATAAGTTGATTTTGTACTATCTGTATCTGAATTCTGTACAGTTACAAGCAATGTTGATGTATCAATGTTTGCTTCCGGAATTAGAAAGCGTCTTCTGGTGTTTGTTACATCTACACCAACGTTGTATGAGATATTTTCACCCTGTGTTATCCATACATTGCTAAAGGTGTATGTGTTTGACGTAACATTCTTGGATGCGGAATAAGCTTCCAAATTTACAAACGTATAGTTGGTTCCATCTATCTGTTCTGATTCAAATTGTGAGTATGCAGGTAGAGTTATCGTTGAATAGCCGCTGGTCGGAGTAGTATCTTCGACAACGATATTTACTTCTGCGCGCGAGCCTACCATAGAAGTTGGAACATAATTCAAATGCTTGGCGTGTGACACGACAGAATTTCTTAATAGCGCACTATCAAGAAACATTTCGTTTCCTACCATGTTTAGATAATATGCCATGTAGTGAGTGTTGTATGCCAGAACATCAAGAAGAATATTTAATCCAGAACCTTCAAAGTCATAATCTGTAAATTGATTTTGACTACGCAGATAATCTCTTAGATTGCCTTTGATCGTATCAAAGTCGAGTTCCGCAATTCTAAAAACAGTATTAGATGCTGCCATATTATCTTACTCTTTCCAAAAATACGTTTATTGTTGTTGGAGTTGCTTGATTGACTATGTAAAATGATATAGAAACATCATATCTATTCATATCTTCTTGGGCTTGTACGACCACATCGATAAGAGAAACTCGAGGTTCAAAGTTGTTTATTACATCTTTGACGGCAGTTTTAATATTTTGAGCCGTCATAGCATTAACATTTTCAAACAATAATTGACGAATTACACCACCAACTTCGGGATGAAATGGTTTATCATAGTTGGCCATATTGACAAGATTTCGCAATGATCTAATTATTGCTTGATCACCAATGCGTGTCGCGACATCATTTGTTGCAGGATGTCGCGTGAAATTTAAGTCTAAATCTCTAAATGTTCTTGTGGATAAAGCTACCATGATTATATTTATCGTGATAATTTAGATAGCAAACTAGTTTGCCCTATTTGATTTTCCAATATAAATCTGCCACACGGATCGTTATACATATAGTCTAAAAGTGAAGATAGCGCAGCTTGTCTTAATGTTTCTAGTGCCTGATTAAAAAAGTTTTGATCGGCAGCTATTATTGCGGCAAGTGCCGCTTTGATAGAATTGACTTGATCCAATATTTCAGTCAAGTCGGCCAAGCAACCATTGATTTGCTCAATAAACGATGCTAACTGACTAGCATAACCATTAAGTTGCTCTCCGGAAAATAGTCCTGTCATATTACCTAGAACGCCCAAACAACCCGAAGCTTGATCGACAGTATTAACTAAATCTTTTATTGATCGTCCGACAGACAATATTCTTTCAAGTCCTGGTGTTGCATTTCCAGCACTACCTGCTATTACTCCTGATAATGTATCGACATGTGTTGTAAAGGCGGTAACTTGCTCGGACAATCCGCCAGTTCCAGTTAATGCGGTTGTCAGATTTGTTTTAGCTTCGGATGTATAATTTAAACATGTAGAATTTGATATTGCACTAACTATGCCGTTTATCCCGCTAGATACTTGATTGATATTTTGTATGACCGGATTTCTAAAAAGTGATGCTTGACCGCTAGTAGCTATTTCTTCAAAAATATTTCTAACAGTTGGGTTTATTGGCAAATTACCAATCGCTGTTGCTACCTCTGGAATAGGCACAATGCTTGGAATTGGAAAACCTATTGTCATATTATTTTTTCTCCTATCATATTATCCTGCAAAGCAAGTTCCGGCACCAGTTAAAATTGTAGAACCGCAATCTATAGGATCGCCAACTCTACTACATTGCAATCCATTAATGTATACGGTTCCCGATCCTGATGCCAAAATTCCATCGTGACATCCTTGATTTGGACAGCAATGTGAAACCCAATGATCGCCCTGTCTATGAACACCAAGACCCTCAACATAAACGTCACCACTTGCCGTATCATTCGGCCTTTGGGGCCAACACCCATGACCCGTACATATATCACCCAATCTAGAAATTGCAGGCATTTTTCATTCCATCTTAGTTTAGATCTATTCTTGGTGCTCTAAAACTCATGTAGCCCGATGATGTAACACTATACGTTCCTGCAACTTGTGTTGTCATATCGCCATCAACTTTTACATCTGCACTACCCTTGACAAATATTTTACCTTGACCATTGATCGTAATATTGCAATCTCCCATGATCAATACATTATTATCTGACATTACTATTTCGTACTTGTCTTTTACTACTTTTGTAACTTTTGTTCCATCTGGATATATTTCTTCAAAAGTTCCCGAACGATGAGTAGTTTGAATTCTTTCCGCACCTGGAGTATCATCGACTTCTAGAACATGACCGGATTCTGATTCATATACATGATTGTATGGATATTTTGCGTTATATTGTGTTTCGGGCTCAGACCATGTTGAACCTTCAGTAGATGTTTCTACATTCTGTATACGATTATTTTTTCTCTCTTCTACAATTGTATCAGTAATATTTTCATTTCTTGCCAATTTACTTACAGTCGATTCATTCACAGTTTCCGGATACCGTGTTGCTTGACCTTCAACTATGAATACACCTTCTCCATCTTGAGTATAATCTTTCGATTTCGGCTTTCTTGGAGAATCGCTCAACTGAGTTGGTGTTCTTTGATCAGAAAATCCTTTATCTATTCTTGGCACAGATTCAGGAATGCCCGGAACAATTCCTAGCATAACAGGAAACTGTGCATCATCCGAATCAAGGAAGAAACCAAATACCATATCCCCTTCCTTTGCAGCGATTCCTGTTCCTGTATTCGTATTCAAAGGCATTACGGGATGTGCCCAGGGAAGATCGGATGTTGGTATCAAATTCTTGTCTTCGGTGTGCCATCCATAAATTCTGACTTGACAACGACCTATCAATAAAGGATCCTTGCGATTTTCAATGACACCAAACCACCAGACAAATCCATCTAGTCCCATAAAATTATTGCGATTTATCATGATTTCTTTATCTCATTGATTAGTGCTAAACTATTTTCCGCTTGTGGATATGGCTTTGATAGACAATCTCGTGTTGCTTCAACAATCATTTCATAGTTATCCAAATTTATTTTGTGTCGAATCGCGGTTAGCAAATATCTTCCGCTGTAGAAAGGATTCTCATTTGATGCGCCTGGATTTTTAGCCCCGACAAGAGGAATTTGAAATTCTATGATGTCGCCAACCGTGATATATGTATCGCCCGGAATAACTAATTTTAACTTAAAGTAATCCAGCTGATTTATTTGTGTTATGCGTTGCAATAGCCATTTTTCAACCAGATTTTGTTTTATTGATGGTTGTTTACTTGAAATCACGCTATCAGTATCATGTGATCTATTTGTTGGATACATTCTCATCAATGAATATGAATTTTCATATACTTTGTTCTTGAATCTATCTTCATATTCGTTTTGAAAAGAAAATGCGCTTCCTTGTTTCTCTATATGTGAAGTATTATTGAATAATTCATCATACCTCATGGCATAGTCTGTAGCTTCTAATTTGACCAAGTCAATTGTCTTAATTGTGCTTGAAAACATACCCGAAGTTATTCCTGACAAAACGTCGAACATTTTCATGAATTCATATTTCACAACATCTCTAATCTCAGATACAGATGTATCAGTTTTTTCAGGAGGTGCGTTTTTGGGTCCGAAACTATATTTTGCTTTAGTGTTTCCTTGAAACAAAGTTTCTAGAGACTTGAAGTTATAACCTTGAGTATTTTCATAAAACATGAATGTCGCACCACGACTTTTTGCCGAAGATGAAACAGTTCTTGAAGCAAGCCATGATATAGCGGTTAATGGATTCAAAAATGGAATTATTACGTCATGAACTCCAGATGTGTTTTCTATATTTGTTGCTCTTAGTTTTTCCGGAGTTACTTTTAACTGTTTTGTCAATATGTCAGTAACAATACTCGACATCGTTTTTCCACGATAAGATTTTGAAATACGACGAGATGCAGAAACTACGTTTTCTTCAGAGCAAAAATTCAACAAATATGTTTGATTTGATGTGGTTGCTTGTTTTACAGTTCCTGGAGTCATTTTATAGATACGAAAACTTTTTTCAAAAAGAACTTTTCTTTCGGATCCGGGTTTTTCAATGACTACTCGTAGAAATTCAAATCCAGATAGAGGTAAGGTTGCAATCAAATCATTTGAATCATTTAAAAGTGCATATCCTGAAATTGTTGAATTGTAAAT